ACTAACGCTTGGTAAGCCCTGATTTCAATATCATCAGACATTTTTTAATTCCTTTAAGCGTTTGTTTTTGACTGCAATTACTTTGGCTTGATACACCTGGTCGCCATCGCAACAAGCATAAGCCCCGTTGTAAGCAAGTTTTAATTCGTCTATGGTCGCGCAAGTCGCCATTTTTACTAACAGTTCCTCAATGGCATTTACGTTAGGTTCCGATTTCTGAAGTTCATGCGTGTGGGCATCAGCATCATTGTCTGCCTCTGTAGGAATGCTAAAGGCTTGAAAGCAAGCGTATTTGTATGCCGCTGACATTGCCTTGTTGGTGGCCTTGTCGCCGCTATCCATAGCCTCACCAAACGTTTTAACCGTATGTTTGCTTCCATCCTCTGCGGATACAAAATCAAACTCAGCATCTACGGTTACATAAAACAAACCGCCGCCTGATTTGCTGATGCGCTCAATGCACTCACGCGATAAGACGCGAGGCAAAATGCACAATCCGTGCTTGGACAACAAGGGCGCAATGGCGTTGTAAACGTCATCTATACCGCGAAAGTTGTAACCGCTGCCTTGGCTATTGCGGCGGTTCTTTGTGATGCCAAGGATTGCCAGTTCAGACTGAACGGCGTTAATTGCTTTGTAAACTTTCATAAATCACCTCCAAAATCTATTCCACATTTTTCACAAGTAAAGTACCAAATTACCGCTATGTCGTCATAGGTGTGGCGCGTCAGATCGCCACAATCCTCGCCGCATTTAGGGCATTCGTAATCCTCACGCTCTGTCAAGTTGCTCTCTGAGCCATTTGATTCGTTCATTTTGTACCTCCAATTGTCCACATAGATGCCACACATAAATCTCAAGAAAGCCAATTGGGTCTGACTTGGATTTGCATTCCTCAATAATTTTTTTTGGGTCGTTGCTGGTAATCATGCGACCCACCCATACACAAGTACCCAGGCCAGCGATACACCGATAAACACGGCAAGCGTGATGTCTTTTGCTTTATTCATCATTTGCCCCAAAATTTTGAATGGATGTGTAAAGGTTGTCGCTGACATCGTCCAGGTTGTCGGACAAGCCGGTGTGGATGTCAGGGAAGTTTTTAGTCAATGACCAGTTCATGTCGTTTAACAGTCTTGCCATCTCAAGTGGGGGAATCCATCCGTTGGATAGTGCTTCACGAAACTCGGCTAATAGTTGTGCGATGTCTTTCATATTGACTCCTAAAGAGGGGCCAAAGCCCCGTTAAATTATTGCGAAAAAGTCAGGTTTTGAAATTCAAAACTGTCTGCCAAGTCAGGAGCGCAAGACTTGCGTACCTGGATGGAAATGCAAGCAAAGCCATAACGCTCTGCAAGGTACTCCTTGCCTTCTGGTGTATTGGCAACCACTGTGATTGTGGTGGAGTTGAAATCGGAAGGAAGGAAACTAAAGTCAGTCATAAAGACTCCTAAAAAGACCCCGAGAAATTCAGGGCATGGGTGAACTATATCACAAATGTGATGCCTGACAAGTCTTTTTTAACAATTATTTCTATCGGTTTGGCGTTGTCATAGATTTTTTTAATGACCTTTTATGCTCACAAATGTGATATAGTGCGGTATGGACATCTTAGAAACAGCAATCAAAGCGGCTGGCGGGGTAGGCAGATTGGCCTATATGCTGGACGTAAAGCAGAACACGATTAGCAACTGGCGGCAGCGCGGTGTGCCTAAGAGTTGGCAACAGGTGCTGGTGTACAAGTTTAAGAAACAGATTGCGGAAGCGCAGAAATTGGTATAGAGTTAAAACGTCAACACGCATGGGGATTGATACCCTCGGACAAGGTACAGGCTGGTAGTCAACCGAGAGCGCACGGAGCCTATCGCAAGATGCAGTCCCCAGCCGTGTTGGTGAATGCTTAGACTGATAAGCGGATTGTGGGTTGGCCCACGTTTAATACTGCCAAAATGCTGGAGATCAGTACCAGCCACCAACAATTTACACAAGTAAAAAATTGAGTTATAGTTAGGGCACGGCTACCTTTAGCGGGGGAAAAGACGACTTATCACCGTCCTGCCGATGCTTCTTTTATGTGATAACAACCGTGATAAAGGTTAAAACCATGCACTACTACCAATTCCACATTGGTGACTACAAGAGCCACACGCACCATTTAAATGCGATTGAGGACATAGCCTACCGGCGGCTTTTGGATCATTACTACCTACACGAAACCCCAATTCGGCAACGCGACATTGCTAGGCAGATTGGCTTGCGGGAATACGAACAAGAGGTTTTAAGCGTCTTGGACGAGTTTTTTGTCAGTACAGAAAATGGTTTTGTTAGCCCTCGGGCAGACGCTGAAATAGCCAAGTACAGAGAGATGGTGGACGCTGGAAAGCGTGGTGCCGCAAAGCGCTGGCAATCCCCTCCCGATAGCCCCCCCATTCCCCTCCCTACTGCTACCCCAATAGCAACCATTAACCAAGAACCAATAACCAATAACCATAAACCAAAGAATAATACAGTCGCCCCACCTGACGGTGTGACGGACATTGTTTGGCAGGATTGGTTAACTTTACGCAAGGCCAAAAAAGCCGCCGTAACCCAAACCGCTTTGAACGGCATCATCAAGGAAGCCGGCAAAGCAGGGATAAGCCTTCAAGCCGCCCTAGAAACCTGTTGTGCAAGGGGTTGGACAGGGTTTAAGGCTGAATGGCTAAAAGAAAAAGATGCAGGGCAAAAATCCTTTGCCGAGAAAGAATACGACTTTAAGCGCAAGCGATGGGAGGCCATGACAGGCAGAACGTCCGAATATTCACCATTTTTGGAGATTGAAGATGACACAACCCATTGATCGACTCTTTGAAAGACTGTCCATGACTTACGGGAACGCATGGGACAACTCGCTGGGAAGTGCCCCGCTGAACGAAATCAAGTCGTTTTGGATGCACGAATTGGCGGGGTTTCTGAAATCCAAGGAAGCCATGATGTCCATTTCCTACGCCCTAGATCACTTGCCCGAGCGCCCACCAAACCTTGTCCAGTTCAAAAACTTGTGTATGCAGGCGCCGATTGTCAAACCTTTGGCCTTACCCGAGCCACCGGCAAACCCCGAGCGTGTAAAGCAGGAGTTGGCAAAACTTGCGCCTTTTCGGATGGGGCCAGGGGTTGATCCAAAGGCATGGGCGCACAGAATCCTTGCGGAATACGCTGCTGGTCGGAAAAAGCCTGTCGCCGTTGTGCAGATGGCCCGCGATGCCTTGGCGGCAGGATGAGGCCCGAGACAAGATGTTTGCCCATTACCTTGCCCTTTGCCGTATACCTGGCGCAAAAGACTACGCATGGCAGCGTGTCAAGGAACTGGACGAACAGGAATTGTTTAAAGGGATTAAAGATTACATTGTGGAGCAAATGAAAAATGGCTAAAGTTTTGGTTGCCTGTGAATACTCGGGGACGGTGCGAGATGCGTTTATTGCGCTGGGACATGACGCAATGAGTTGTGACTTGCTTCCTACAGACGCTGAAGGCCCGCATTACCAAGGAAATGTGTTTGATGTAATCAATGATGGCTGGGACATAATGATTGCCCATCCACCCTGCACTCACTTGGCGGTATCGGGAGCAAGGCATTTTGCGGCAAAAAAAGCCAGCGGGGTGCAAGATGAGGCATTAGCGTTTGTCCAAGCATTAATGGACGCGCCAATAAACTGCATAGCCATAGAAAATCCAATAAGCATTATCAGCAGCAAAATCCGCAAGCCAGATCAAATTATCCAGCCTTGGCAATTTGGTCATGGAGAAACCAAAGCAACGTGTTTGTGGTTAAAAAATCTGCCAAATTTAATACCGACAGACATTGTGGAAGGCAGAAGCGACAGAATTCACAAGATGCCGCCCAGCCCGCTGCGTTGGAAACTCAGATCAACAACTTACAAAGGCATAGCCAAAGCAATGGCTCAACAATGGGGTGCGGCATGAGGCGCGCGGCAAGGGTTGACGCAAATCAGGCTCAGATAGTGAGCGCACTGCGGGCAGCAGGGGCAAACGTGTGGATTCTTGGCCTGCCGGTGGATTTACTGGTAGGCTACAAAGGCCACACCGTCTTAATGGAAGTCAAGGATGGCCCTAAAAAGCGTTTAACAGCCCTACAAGACAAGTTTTTCGAGAATTGGTACGGTGGGCCTTTGTCAAGGGTTGATGGGCCAGAAGCGGCTTTAAACGTGTTAAAGGTTATAGATGCGCAGCCTTGAACAAAACCGAATGATGTGGGCAAACCTTGAGGACATTGCCAACCAGGTCGTGTGGTATGGTCAAAAACTCCACAAAGAGGAATGGAAAGACGTTTTGACCGCCGCCCTTAAAAGACAAAAGGTTGTGCCTGGGATTGACGGGGGATTTGTCATCATTGGGGCGCGTACAAGCAAGATGACCGTGGCTGAGATGACCGAGTTAATTGAACTGTCTACGGCCTTTGGTACAGAACAAGGGGTTAAATTCCGTGCTTTTTCCGAAGCGTAAATACGTCAGATCAAAGGCTTTGCTGGAAGCCTGCCGCACAATTGCCTGCCAACATTGCGGAATTGACGATGGAACGGTCTGCGCCGCACACATAAATTGGGGCGGCGGGAAGGGGAAAGCGGTCAAGGCAGACGATAACTTGGTTGCCAGCCTGTGCTTTAACTGTCATTCCACATTAGACCAAGGCGCCGACATGAGCAAGGAAAAACGGCAGGAGATGTGGCTAAAAGCCCATAAAAGAACTATTGATAGGTTGGTTGAAAGCAATCAATGGCCCGAAAATGTAGCAATTCCTGTACAATAAAACGGCGGTTGCCTTATGGTGAGAATGTACTAAAATGCAATTTCACCACTTTTTTTAGGAAAAAGCATGGATAAATACGCTGGATTTGTCTCAAACTTTGTTTTGG